TGCTTCGGGAAAGGGTATATCATTACCTGATAATAAAAGTAATTCATCAACCATTCTTCACCCAATTATGCTGACTTGGTAAAACATCGTCTGTGCCATGAATAGCGGCATAAGATAATGTATAACCAGATAGAGTTTCATCAAGAACTAATTCATTACATCCCGAAAACTGAAACATTCCAATTCCTGATAAACGCGCATTATTTAAAATGCCATCAATATAACCGCAAATCTTTAAAGGTCTAAGCCTAAAACCTCCTAAATCCCAATAGTCAGTATGACAAAGAACATCAATATAAACATTACAATCTCTAAATTGAGGATTATTATAATTAGATTTAAAATTATCAAAAGAAAAAATTAAATAACTTTTTATATCTTCATGTTCTGGCATTTTTACTTTAGGTTCAAATTTAATATAACCCTATTCCCGCAATTTTGCAAGACTCATATCTTTTATTGCATTATTATAAACCTAACTGGTTTTATTATCTAAACAATCCTTAGTGTTAATAACTAATAATTTTTTTAGCTAATTACTATAAGGTTGACTTTCTACAAACAATTTTCTTAAAATTGATTCTAAATCTTTTTCACATGATAAAAAAGATGAAGTAAAATCAGTTGGTCTTAAAGCTAAATCTTTTTTCATATGTTTTGTCTACTCCTTTTATCTCTTCCTTATAGAGCGGTAATCTTGACATCAAGAGTAATATCTTCCTACCCCTCGATTCTATATATTAACGTAAATATTCCTAATTTTCCCATAGAAATATTTAACGGAATAATATTTAAAGAACTATGCAAATCTTGTTCTTTTCCATCCCATTTTAAGTACCAGTGCCCATTACTCACATTATGAATTTCAAAATATGCTTTACTATATTGTGAAACAGTTGTGGGGCCGCTGATATAAGGTTGTGTTTCATCTATTATTTTCTATTTATAATGTTCTTTTTGATATTCTTTTTCAGCATCTGCAATAGGATTCTCAAAAAATTCATCTAAAAAGATTTGTAAAATACCATCACCATAATAAGGATCAACGCCTACTATTTGCCAAGTTTTTTCTGTATTATATCTTGGGTCTATTACTTTTACAGTTTGAAATCTTTCAAAATAATTATTAGTATTTTCATCAGCGGTTATATACATAACTAAAGAATAGTTTAATGTATTCCATTCTATTCCTGACTTCTGAGTCCATTCTATCGATGTTTCAACAGGACCTCTAATATAAACCCAATATTCTTCATTATTTACTTTTATCTATTGATCGCATCTACGAATCTATGAACGAAAATAAGCATCCTCTTCAATATACTATAAATAAACTAACCAATGAGTATTTGTTTCTTTCCAAACAAAAACATCACCAGGTTTAATATCAATAGGAATTTCTCCTTCAATAGTTTTACCTATTCTTGGCATATTTAAACAAATATCTTTATATGGGATTGAAAGAATTTTATTATCATAAGCAGGCTTATTTTTATCTGGATTAATCAAACATCTAAACTCTTTACCATCTGCTAAAATAGCGGTCGCGGCTTGATAAGAATATAACAGGGCGCGTTTTAAACCTCTTAATTTATCATTAATGAATCTTTGCTATTGATTACCGCCCTGATATTGTAATCTTTTATTTAATAATTCTAAGGACATAATTCTTTCTTTAACTCATTCATTAATCCTAAACATTCAAAAATAGTTCTTCTATAACAAGAAAAATCTTCAACGTCAGTTAATAAAAAGAGTCCTTCTAATTTACTAAGTAGCGGAAGAAAGATTTCCGGATAGCCGCCATCCATTAATCTTTCTAATCCCGCTAATTCTTCCATAATAGTTTCTAAAGGTTTTTCCCAATCTATTCCTTCTTCTCGACTGGGTAGGAGTTTATAAATTTGATTAATAAGATTTTGCAATCTATGGGAAATTACATTATTTCCTATATCTATATTATATTTTAATATCATAACTTAACCCTCCAAATTTCCAATGACGCCCTTATGTTTCAACTTCTTCTATAATTACCCAAACGTCACCAGTTTTTTGGGTTGTCGGTTGAGTCTATGAAAATACAACATGCGCTGCCAATTTATCTTTTAAATCATATTGATTTCCGTTAGGAAGGATAATTTCTGAAATATCTGCCATAATCGGCGCCCTCCTTCCTTATTAAGATACTGTAACAGTTTTTGGTGTACCAACAAATTCAGTATTTTCAATAGTACCTGCCGCAGTTGTTGTACCACTAATTTGAACTTTAGTACCATTAAATGTAGGTGCTCCTACTTGTCCTGTTGTAGTTCCAGTAACAGAAATAGTAGCTTCTGTTCCATGGAATCCACCAGAAATAGTCTTAGGAACAGAAATACTTCCTGTAACAAGTCTAACTCCAGTTCCTGTGAAGGCTGGAGTATTTACACTTCCAAGCGGAGTTCCTGAAACATTTACAGTTCCCTCTGTTCCTTCAAAAGCAGCTGTTGTAGGGATATCGAAACTATCTGTAACTAATCTGGCTCCAGTTCCTTGGAAAGTAGGAGAGTCAGCCTCATATGCTGCGTCTCCTGTTTTTACAGTTACATTACTGGTTGAAATAGCCGCATCCGTTGTATAGCCTAATTGGTATAAAGATAAAGTTTCTCCTGTTACATTATAATAAGTTAAATTATTACTTGGCGCAGTTGCTCCTGGCGCGGCAGCCACTACAGTTTTTGCTACAGTTCGAATTGTAGAAGGATTTTTTATTGTAGCTGTAGTCCCCGCAGTTTTTACTTTTATAGGAACTTGAATACTACCCGCAGGAGTGTAAGTCGCAGTTCCAGAATTAGCAGAAGAAACTGTTGTAGTTGTAGGAGTTTTTCCAGTAAGTCTTACTGTTCCACTTGGAGTATAAGTCCCAGAGAAAGCAGTATTTTCACCAGTAAAATTAATAGTACCAATACTTCCCTTAGGAGTATATGTTATAGTACCTGAAGAAGCCGCCGAAACTGTAACAGATTGTCCTTCAGTTTTAGTAACACTAATATCGACAGTTCCCGCAGGAGTATAAGACCCAGTTGAAGTCATTGACTGTCCTGTAAAAGTTGGAGCAGTAATAGTTCCTGCAGGTGTATAATTTCCGCTTGTATTATTTGCTACTGTAATAGTAACTCCTGTTTGAGAGCCTTTAAAAGTAGGTGAAACACTTCCTTCTGGAGTATAACTTCCAGAAGCACTATCTTTAAAAGCTAAACTTTTTAAAGAGCCTGTTGAACCAAATTCATGCCATTTTCCATCACTACTTGCCCATACAAATTCTAAACTTCCATACATAACAATGTCACCCGCTTTAGGAGTAACATCAGCATTATTAATTTTAATAGGATTTGTAGTTGCTCCATCTGTTAATGCAGTTGTGGTAACACCAATATAGTGCATACCACCTGTAACACTGGTTTGTAAAGCCTCAATGTCTGAACGCGCTTGGGCGTCTTTTAAGTCATACGTAACACCAGAAGGTAAGGTAATTTTTGAAATCTAAGCCATTAATTTTACCCTCCAATTTTAAAATTAATTTAAATCAGTTGTATAAGTCACAGGTCGCATAATAACATCAAAAGTAGATCTCATAATGCCATTTTTATCCTGTTTTCTTCTTTTATATAAACGTTGAAGATGAAAGCCCTCTCTTTCATAATCCTTTTTCAATTGAAGAAGTTTTTGCATATGATTTGCTTGAGAGGTAAATTTAAAATCTGAACCACTATATTTCATGCGTGTATTTTCTACACTGGCAAGTTGTTGACTTAACCATTCTACAATCATATAATGAGATAATATATTAATTTCTTCATGCGTCAACGGATTATTAAAATATCCTCCACTATAAATAATTACTGGGACTTCTATATTTTGGCTTTCTACGCCACAATAAGTTCTTTCATCTTCAATTTCAAATAAATCATAATCCCATATATTTACTCGTGGAAATTCAAATCTCTCAATAGCAGAACATAAAAGCTGTTCTAACATTCTAAATGTATCAAGCTCCGTTAGTTCTAAATACATATCATCTGTAATTTTTGAAAGGAAGGAGTCATATACAAGTGAAAAAGAAGTTGTATTCATTTATATACCCCCTATAAAAAATTATTCTTTAGAAGCGGGAGTGTATCGACGACCTGATGGAGCGGGCGCCGCCTTAGGCGCGGGAGCACGTCTTTTTGTCTGAGTTTTATTTCCTGAAGTATCTTCATCACCGCCATCAAATTTAGTATTTTTAATTTCAATTGCTTTTGAAACATCAAAACCCATTTTATCTCTAATGGCATCTCTTTTTGCTACATCATTTAAAGGTAATTCTACCGCCAAGTCTTTAATAATTTCTTTAACTGACTCTGGAGCAAAATCTAAACAATCTAAAAATTGGTCTAACGAACCTTTCAACATAAGCTCTTGTATATCTGCTTTTGTATAATAATATTCTGGTTCTGGTTCTTTTCCAAATAAACTCATTACCGCATCTTTATTATCAATTTCAAGAAATTGATTTAAAATAACGTCTCCGCCTGGTGCAAAAGAAAGTTTTTCTAATTCTTCAAAAGTAATTTCTTTATACTCTCCTGGATAAAATTCTCTATGCACCATTAAATCAGGAACATCATAACCCACTGTTCCATTATATTTATTAGTAACTTTTATTAATGTATCTTTATTAATCATATTTAAAAACTCCTTTTATCTCTTATAGTAAAAAAATGGGGAGAATTACTCATTCTCCCCATATTCACATTTTTATTTAATCATCAAGGATTAACTGGTACGGGATCGAAGTTATCAGATCCAATTGGATAATGGATAGCTTTCTTTAAAGAAGTATTTTGATATACGCAAATACCAGGATTAATCATGTAAGTAGCTACACCCAGTTTTTGGTATGTCTGAATTTCTGTTGACCAGTCACGGTTCTCAAATGATTTAACTTGTGCTGAACCTTCAAAAGCAACTTTTACAGGTTTCTCCGCACCATTAGGAATAATCCAAGCATAAGAAGGATCAATGACTTTTTCAGTATTAGTCTCATCTGTGAAAGATTGAGGGAGAATAATTACTGAATGGTTTTTATAATTTGCAAATGCGCCATTGTTCCAAATTTGCTCTTTCATACTGTCAGACCACATACCACTATTTGCTGCAGGAATCATAGTTGCCGCAAATTCAAAAGTACAATAAATTGAACTCTTTCCATACATATCTGCAGTCATAAGTAATTGATCCATAGCTTTTTCATTAAAAGCAGTTTGGACAGTTTTATTTGCAGGTTTAATACCAGCAACTGTAGCTTCAAGAGCTTTCGCAATTTCACGATAAACAGCTTCGTCCATTCCTTCAAGAACTAAGTTGTAGTAATCGCTCATTGTCATACGACCATCAAGAAGTTCTTCCCATTCTACCCTGGAAGCTCCTCCGAAAGCTGCTGTAGGAACTTCAAGTGAATATCCATCAAGTTTGAAGACTTCATAACGACCAGCTAAACCAACTCTTGTAACGAATTGTTTAGCACGTTTCTTAGAAGCCTCGCTAATTCTAACTTTATAAACAGGTTTTGTACCTTGAGCAAAAGTTTGAACATCCGCGAATTGACCGTAGCTTTGAAGAACCTTAGGCGGAAGAATCTCTGTAAGGCTTACTTCAATTAATGTATAAATAAGATTTTTATTTTCTCTAAATGCTTGAGGAGTTGCACCTAATTCATTTAACTCCTTAATAAAAGTTTTATCCAGTGCCTCTGCTGACAGTTTTTCTCCGCCAAAAGAGTAAGCGACAGAAGGATTTAATGAAGCTCTCGCATTGGCTCTGGCTAACTCAATAAGTTGATCTCTTGTTAATGCCATTTTCTATTTCCTCCTATTCCTTATTATTGCACTCTCTGAATTTTAATACCAGGTTGTCCATCTGGCATTGTGTATTCTTTAACAACTTTCCAAACCATACCACTTGAAGGCATTGTAGTAGCAGCAGAGTTGCCAGACTGAGCAACTACTAAGAAACCGTTTGAATCAACGGTCAGATAATTACCAACGGAAACGCTAAGGGAAGAATTTACCTCAGCAACATTGGAAGTATTAGCAGTAGCAAGGGTATTAGTTGTCATAATATCTCCAACATAAGTTCTGATTAAACGAGGGAATAATTTTCCATCAGTAAAATCAGTAGCTTTATAAACGAAATCCTTATGATGTTGTTGTCTTTCATCATAAAGTTTTTCTTCATTATAGACAAGCATAAATTCACCATCACCGGTAAAGTTAACCGCGCCATTTGCATAATCATATTTTGCAAATTGTCCTTGCTCAAGTTGAGCAATAGGAGTTATAGTAGTAACGGCAGTATCTCCTGTACCTGTTGTTGTAGCAATCTGAGCAGGTAATTGAGCATAAATTTGACCAGTCACAATACCAGAAAGGTGGTTAGGCTCAACCTGTCCATAACCTATTCTTTTCATTACAATTGCCATTTTTAGCATCCTCCTAATAGATTAATATCCAAGTAGTGTTTCTTGTTCTTTAACAGCTCTCACCCATTCTGGTTGACTGTTATTTTCATTATTGTTTAAAGAATAAGTAACAACTTCTTCTTCTTTTTTCTGTTCTGAAGGGTTAAAACTAACTTTTCTATCAAAGCAAATAATTGCTAATTTAGCTTTAATCTCATCTAAAGAATACTTCTATTTATTGCGAATAACATCTGCTTTATCATCATCAGAAAGCATATAAAATTCTGCAATAAGTTCATCCTTACGCTGATTATCTATTGATTTTTTGAAATCAATAAGTTCTGCACATTGGGCTTGAAGAGTTTGATATGCAGCCTATAAAGCCGCATATTTAGATTCAAGAAGTTCATATTTCTGATCTTTTTTCTTTTTATCATCTTCATCATCGTCATCTTCTTTATCATCAGAACTATCTTTAGAATCTTTTTCTTTATCTCCTTCATCTGAAGATTTCTCTTCTTCCGCAGGTTTTTTCTCTTCTTTTTCTTCATCATCTTTTTTGACGAAATCAGCGGGAACAGAAGCATCTTTGTTCTCATCAACTTCTGTAGCTGCATTTTCCTGAGTAAAATCAACAACAGGTTCTTCAGCAGTTACAGTGTTTTCAAGATTTTCCATCTGTTGTCCTCCTCCGTTTAAGGCACTCTTTAATTCTTGCATCATACTATAAAGTGTGTGCCTAAATTTGTCGTCTAATGTAAATTTTGTACTTACATCTGGAGCCGTTACAGAAGCGCCTTCGAAGCAAGGCTCAACATCGTCTCCTAAGATACAAATTTTTTGAATAATTGCATCATTTATAATAAAGAAGTCCATTCCTTTATCATAATTTGTTTGCCAAGATCCTTTAACAGAATCTTCATAAAGTTCCATAGATTGCGGACGACCCTATTCCACAGGTAAGCTGGATTCTGGGAATTGGCCAGTCCAAAGGTAACCAGTTGTCATTAAATATTTACGAGTAACTGTATTACCCATTCCATCATTATCCTCAAAATCTTGAAACCAAACTTTAGCATCTGGCGAAACAAAACCATAAGGAATCGTTTGACACTCAAACTTTACTCCTTCATCATCAATAATAACTTTTTCTCCATGATCTGTAAAATCTTCCTTATTCTTACGATAATAACCCACAATAGGCGCGCCACGTAAGGTTTTACCCATTTCCGCGGCAACCTCTTCCGTAATAAAACTACGGTTTCTATTAGCTCCTACATAAAGAACTTTTATCTCACATTTTGACATTAAAGGGTTAATATCAAGAGGTTGAAGATTTAAGAATTGAGGAGAGTCTATTGTTGCAACTGATTGGTGCATAAAATAAGTCCCCCTTATTTCTTCATATAATATAAAAATTCAAACAAATCTTTTAATAACTTCCGACCAAAATTTTTGGAAAAATTTTCTGACTTAATTCATAGATTCACGATTTTGAATAGTCTTTGTTGATTTTTGGTCATCCGCTTTTTCAGGTCTTCCTGCGCCTTCTTTTCCATTCGCATTTTCTCCAGTTTTTCCTCTATTGAGAACTTCTGCGTTCATTGTGCTGGACATTAGCGGAGGAATAAATACATTAACTAAATCAAGTACATCATTTTCAAAGTAAGCTGTAGTTAAGATAGCACTTTGAGATTGACCTAAAGCAATTTGCGGTAACATTTTTGAGTAACCTAATTGAGTATGTTCTTTATATTGTTTAGCTAATTCTTTATAATTATAAATTGTAGTAGGAAGAATTTGCGCTCTATAAGTAACCTTTTTAGGACTTTTATTAAAAGGTGTCAATAGAGTGTTTAAAAATGTTTCAAACTGTTGAATCAAATTCCACATTGAAGCCTCATCATTTAAAATAGATTTTTCAAGAGCGATGTTTCCATCAGTATTAAATAACATTTGGGAAGTACCAGCTTCATTGTATACTGTACGTTCAACTTTTTCTAATTCATCTGTTGTAGTAGAAGTTTTATTATCAGCCATATCCGCCACATCAACATCCGCAAAAGTAGTTAAAACATCTATACCAATAGCTTTAGAAAGCATTTTAACCGCATTATTATGAAGTTGTTGAGCTTCATCCACATCAAATATTAAATCACCATTTTTATCAATAGGCATTTTTTGAATAATTATTTTCAATAATTGTTGTGCCATTTTTCTACGGTCTAAGTCTTGCGCAGCGTCAAGGTCTATTATGTCGGGAATTACTGCAATAAAAGGAGGAAAATCTTCCCCATTAAAATTAAATTTAATAACAGAGCCAACTTCAAGTAAATACCATCCAGCCTAATCTCCAGGATATTGAGGTTTTAATTTCCCTTGTTTATATAATTTATATCCTTTTTCAAATTCCGCAGGAAAGATTTTTAAGATTCTTTGTCTTAACTCAATAGAAGGAAAAGCATCATCAAAATATTTCATATTAAATTCAACTACAGGCTCCCGATTTGATGATATGTATACGGATCTGCAATATCTGGGCGGCAGCTCTTGGACTACTACTGTCCCATTCTTAGCAATTAAATATCCATAATAACAACCATTTCTAACTACTTTTAATGCAACTTCACCAAAGAAACGTTTTACTTCAAACTTATCTAAGAAAGTTAAAGTTTGCATAAAACCTTCTTTTATTTTTTCTGGCTTCATAGTCTCACTGTAATAAGGAGTTACTAACCAATCATATCTATACATATATGCCATGTATCGACATAACCTTTGATAAATACCACTGATTTTATAAAAATAATTAGAAATATCTCTCATTCTTTCTAAATCCCCATAATGAATAGCTTCTAAAACCTGACGTTTATCTGCTAATCGAGGGTTTATTCTTTGAAAATCTCCTAATTTATAAACGGCATCTGATAAGGTTTTTACTCCCACTCGAATTTTTGAAAAGTCAATAGGAACATATCCATTCGCACTTTCAGGAATTTGGTATTCTTCAGTTTCAATCGGCATATTAAAGCCTTTTTTCTTTATCTAAGCCATTCGATTAATCAACTTTAAATACCTCTCTTTAATCTGTATTCCAAGCCGCATTAAGAATATAATCATAAGTAATTATAGCCTATTCCCAATAGGGAATTAAAACCAGTTTAATCCCATGCTATCGACAATATTCTCTTTTTCTCATGTCATTATATTGTTGTTTTCTTAATCCATTCATCCCACCAAATTTACTTTTTGCTTCATAATGCTGTATTCCTTGAAATTCAATTAAAAAATCAAGATTATGCTAATCATCAAAAACCGCAAAATCAAATCTTAATGGGCGGCCTGTGTTACTTACTAAATCTGGAAAAGAGTATTCTTCTGCGAACTCTAACCCAGACTCTTTTAAAATTTCTTCTATTTTTATTTCTCCTCTGGATGCACGCATATTTTCTCCTTTCTATCTTTATATAAAAAAACGCGTATTGAATTAATAAAACTTGACCTTAACTTGGCGTGAAAAATAAAAAGTCTGATATATTTCTTTTCTTTCGTTTTTTACTTAATTCTTCTTCATATCGGATATAATATAATCCATATATAAAAGCTGAAAATTTATCCTTTTTAACACTTCTATTGCTTTGTTTTAAAATAATGTTAACTCCTTCATTTTCTTCTACAAGATTTAACATTTGTTCTTTTAAAATAGACGTTAAAATAAAAGGTCTTAAATATTCATTTCTCTCATCCATATTCATATTTTGCCCTTGCTTAGTAGCCATTAATTTAGTTTTAGCTTGTCCTTCATCTATTAAAAACCTAATTTTACCACTAAACATTTGAGTTTGAGCATAGCTATATGCTTCAGTATTAATGGGCGCGTTAGCTTTGATTAAAAATAAAATATCTTTAACAGTCTCAGGAGTTACAAACTTTTTATATTCAGGATAATCATTAGTATTAAAAACTCCAAAAGGAGGTAAATACTATCCATCCTCAGTGTCTTGAGACTTAATTAAATAATCAATTAAACCAACTCCTAATCCATTCGCATCAACCGCAATTCGTTTAGGTTTATATTTATAATATAAATGTTTAATATGAATACATTGGGTTTCAAAATGTTCTGCATCATATGTAAAAATATTGACAAGAGTCTTATGAGCAGCTCCTTGCACTTGCGGAGTTACTTTAAATACACAAATTTCTGTAGTACAACCCACACGACCTACGTCAATTCCAAATACATAATACGCATTTTTAGATGAGCGTCCACTATACTAATACTCTGGTTGTAATAAAACTCTATATTTATCAAATTTTTCAGATGAGAAAAACGCATTTTCTACATCTCCTGACCAAATACTTCTGTACTATCTATTAAATGACTAATCATTAAAAGTTCCCTGTAAGCGCAGTTGCTATACAAAGTTCTCGTCCAAAAGACCAGATATAACTGGGGTTTCATAAGTTCCGCC